CGCCGCCGCTTCCGTCATCGCAACAGGACGCCTCAACAAAAAATCCGCCCTCCAGGCAATCAACGATATCATCACACCCAACGCCGTCCCGGCTGCCGCGTAACAAGGGCGTGAGCAGTTACCTTGATTCTGTGAATGCGGCCGCAGTTTTGAAGGCAAAAGGTCTTGTTGCCGATCTCCTGCATATTGACGGCGGGCATGATTTCCAGGCGGTTACAAGTGATCTTAATATGTGGTGGCCAATGCTGAGACAGGGCGGCCTGCTTCTTGGCGACGATTATCACCCCTTTGGTGAAACATGGCCTGAAGTACGCCAAGGCTTTCACCATTTTTTCAATGTAAATTACATTCGAAATACGGGTGGAAAGTGCGTGATTATGAAGCCGACTACCGATCCAAACGGGCCGGCGTAGAATAAACACCGAAAGAATTTTGTATTTTCGAAACTCGTTTTATGGCCTTCGATTAACTGAGTTTGCCGCCGATCCAGCGACCTGATTCCAGGCAGCATAGGATCATGACGGTCGCGTTCGGCAGGTTGTAGGAATTGTTAGCGCCGAGCTGGTTGATCTGCGATCCGGACGGGGGATAGACGTTGATCGCAGCGCCCGAGTAATTGACGATCGTGACCTTGATGATGCCCGGCAGCGGCGCTTGCAGCACGACGCCGCCAGCACCACCGCTTACGATATTGAGAGCCTTGGTCAGCGCCGTTGCTGTACCCTGTGTCATTCCCGCAGCCGTGACGGACGCGTTGTAGCTGCTGTAGAGATTGCCCAAACTATCCGCGATCTGCGTTGTGCTCGGTCCGACCTTGATGTTCTGAGATGAGTCGATATAGAGCCCGAGCACACTGATCGCAGAGCTGTTGTGCGTGTAGAATTTGATATATCCGGGCATCGCACCCGGCGATGTTGGGCTCGTCCCCGCCGTCGGGGCGGCGTCGATGCCGACGCTCATATTCGCCGCCTCGACGAAATTATAGCCATCCGACGCCCCGAAATTCAGGCTGCCGATGGTTTCTGTCGCCGTTACCATTGCCTGGGTGCCATAGGTACTGGAGTGCGACTTGCCAAAATGCAGCCGCGAGCCAAATCCGCTCCCAGAATTGAATGTCCACATGCCGATTGCGGCGTCGCCGACATTGCCGACCTGAAACAGCGGCTGCGATTCCTGATAGATCAAGAATGCCGTTTGCGACTGAGCGTCATTGATGTAGCCGAACGCGCTGTTGAACGAACCGATATTATTGAGGTTGTTGCTAGCGAGCCCGATCGATCCGCTCATCGTGTCGCCGGCCTTATTGAGCGGCGTATACCCCAGCGCCGCCGTCACATCCGCCGTCGTGAGCGACACCGCCCCCACCCGGCCATTGAAGCTCAGCACCTCGCTGGCCACGCCATCGACCTTGTTCCAGACGGTCCCGTTGAAGATCGCCCAGTCGCCGACATTCCACACCGCCTCGCCATCGAGCGACGTCGTGCCCGCGGTCGCGACCACATAGTAATTGCCCTTGGTCCCGACCCCGCTGCTGAGCGTCGGCGTATTGGTCGCGGCATTCCACGTGCCCTGATAGACCACTGCGCCCACCAGGCTGACCGGGATCTGCGAGGTCGTCAGCCGTCCCGACGAGTCCAGCGTGGCCAGCCCCGAGGCCGCGCCCGCACCCAGATTGGTCCGCGCGGTCACGACATTGGCGAGATCCGAGAGGTTGTTCGCGACCTGGAGCCGCGTGGTATCGCTGGCATGGACATGGTCAGCGCGGGCATAGAATGGCGAGCTGCCGATCGCGGCCGTACCCGCCATGCTCGGTGTCGAGGTCGATGCCTGACCCAGCACGAACGCCGTGGTCGCGAGCTGCATCGTATTGGTGCTGGCCGCCGCGGTCGGCGCGGTCGGGATGCCGGTGAAGTTCGGCGACGCCACAGGGGCTGGCACATAGCCCAACGCGCCCGTCACATCGGCGCTCAGGATCGAGACCGCGCCGGTGCGGCCATTGATCGACAGCACCTCGCTGGCAACCCCGTCGACCTTGTCCCATTTGCTGCCGTCGAACACCAGCCAGTCGCCGACATTCCAGGTCGAGACCCCGTCGATCGTCGTCGTCCCGGCCGTGGCCACGACATAGTAATTGCCGCGCGTCCCCGTACCGCTGACGATGGTCGGCGCGTTGGTCGCGGCGTTCCAGGTGCCCTGATAGACGAGAACCCCGGTGGTCGCCGCCACCCGCGTGGTGGCCCGGTAATAGTTGGTGCCATCCGTCACATAGGTGATGGTGACGCCGGCCGCGATCGGCACGCTCGCCACCCCATCGATCAGGCCGGACGCGGGCGTCAGCGTGATCGCCGCGCTGACATCGATATTGCTGATCGTCACGCTCCAGGTCGCATAGACGGTCCCCGGCGCCGGCAGCGTATCGGCCATCGCAGAGCCGCTATTGGAGCGCACCACCAGCTTGTTGCGGTCGGCCTGCTGATAGCTATAGGCGCCACCGGTCTGGATCATCGGCAGCCGGCCGAACTCCAGATACCGGCCGCCTGAAGTGGTGCCATCGAACCCGCGATAGGCATTGGCGCTGGTATCGAACGCCAGCACATAATCGAGCCCGCCCGGCGTGGTGAGGCTGTTCAGTTCGGCGGCCGAGCCGTAATTCAGTTCGAGCACATTGGCCATGGATCAAAGCTCCGGCAGGACAAGAGTCTGGACGACCGCGGTTGCTACCGGGTCGCCGCAATTGAAAATATTGGTGATCGGCGTCGCGAGATTGCCCAGCGACAGCGAGGCGCCGTTATAGAGCAGCGACAGGAACGGGCTGGTCGAGAAGCAGAAGCCGGTGCCGAGCGGCACATAGATCACCGGCTCGACATCCGAGATCAGCTCATCGCCTTTGCCCCAGGCATTGAACGAGACGAGTTTGATGTAGAGCGTCTGCCCGACGTACGCTTCCGGCAGCGTGTATTTGAAGATCGCACTATCGAGCCGCGCGAACTGAGCCCCCACCGCATGGGCGGTCGCCGCCGTGCCATAGAGCCCGCGCAACAGCCCGGTGAGCTGATACCCGGCGCCGAGATAGCTATAGGCAATCTCGATCGCGGCGGCATTATCGAGCGCATTGAAGGTATAAGTGCCGCTGCTGGCAACCGCATATTGCCCCTGGTTCGGGTTCGCCGAGACCTGGGTCAGCGCCACGCCGGTTGCGGCATAGGTGACGCCGCCATCGACCATGAAATGCGCCGCCTGATTGACGATCACGCTATAGGTCGAGAGATCCGACGCGACCGCGATCGTCTGCGCCTCGGTCACCGAGATCGCGAGCGTGATCAGCGTTGCCGTCTCATAGGCCAGCAGCTCGCCCCCGAGATAGCACAGCGTCAGCGTCGGATCGGGCGAGGCGCCCGTTACCGCCTCCGGGAAACTGCCGGCCAGTAACGTGCCGCCACTCTCGGCCAGCGACACGGTTAGCGTATTCAGAGTGTCGAGTCCGGTGCCCGTATAGGCCGGCAGCGCGGCGGTCAGCACACCCTGCCGCGCCGGCCCGTCGATCGTGGCTTCCTGCTTATAGGTGACATTGTCGCGCGAGAGATGGACGTTGCAGCCGCCCCAATCCGGGCTGGCCTCGCCGCCGATGCCGCCGGATGCCGCAATCCAGATCTCCGCACCCTGATTGCTGGCGAGCCCCGCGATTGGCTCGAAGATGATCGGCGGATTGACCGGCCCGGCCGCGATATTGGTGTTGACGATGCCCTGCGCCGAGCCTTGCGTGGCATAGAGTGCTGCGGTCGCGACGCCGGCCGGAAACTCCTCGGCTGTGATGGCGAGCTGGCCCTGATCATCCTCCTCGATCGCGGTGATTCTGACCGTCACCAGCGACAGACCCAGATCCGGATCGGTGACCGTCACCAGATCCATCGGCTCCAGCAGGAAATACTCGGCCGAGAGCGTGAATCTGAAGGTGCGGAGGATGTAGCAGCCGCGCTGCTTGATGAGGTCGGCGACGATCTGCGCGGTCGAGGGCTGGGTGATCTCATGGCCCTGGATGGTCGGCGCGACCCTGAGGCCGTAATCCTCGATCAGCGACTGTTCCTTCGCCTCCATCGGCTCGACATTGAACACGTTGTAGCAATTGGTCCATTCGACCCGATAGCAATTATAGATATCGGCCGGATCGACGCGCGCGATGGTCAGCGGATCCTTGTTCTGCTGCCGGACGAAGTCGGTGGATGACAAATTATAGATCGGCGTGACATTGGGCACGAAGAGCTTGCCATTGCCCCCGACAACAGAGTCGCCATAGGGCACCGCCTTCAGCCGGCCTTCCGACCAGAAGAGCGCCGTGTTGGTGAGCTGCGCCAGACGCTGGATGATATCCGACGCGGTCTCCTGATCGGACAGGACGAGCGACAGCCCGATATTATTGACCCAGCAATAGGTCTGCCACGCCGCATCGCCGGTGCTGGTGGCAGCACCGGTCGAATACCAGCTCGCAGTGTCGATCGCCGAGGCCGGAAAATCCGGCACGCCGAACTGGCCGTTGGTCAGCAGCGTGGCGACGATCTCGACCGGATCCGCATCGCCGATATCGACATCCGGCCGATAGAACGGGTGTGCCGAATTGGTACAGGTGACCCCGGTCCCGGCGAGCGGGCCATAGACCAGCACGTTGATATTGGGCGTATCCGGCGAATCGCCCAGCGCATAAATGGCGACCGCGAGATAGGCGGTAAACCGATAGGCGAAGGCGCGATCGACATGGTTCGCCAGCATATAGGACCAGGGTTCCTGGCCCGGCCCACCCTGGAACAGCGTCATGCCCTCCTGCGCGACATCGCTCCAGTCGGTGCCTTTCCAGATGATCACACCGGTATCGCTGCGCACGAAGCCTTCGCAGAGCCCGAACGCGATCGTCGCGGTGTAGCTATAGCTCGACGATCCACCACCGCCCTTGCCGCCGTCGTCATTCCCCTTGCTGGTAAAGTCGGTGTAATCGATCAGATTCGGCGACGCCTTGCCCCAGCCCAGAATGATCGGCACCGGCAGGAACTTGACCGCCGTGTTGATCTGGAGATCGGTATAAGCGGGTTTATCGCTGCCGCCGGAGTTCGTTAAGATCCCACTCATGCTGCGCTCCAGAGTGAAAAGAAAGCGCGGGGGCGCTTCGCCAGTTCGCCGGGCAGCGTGGCGTCGCATTCTTCGACGCACCGGGTTCTGGCGAAGGCATGCACCACGCGCGGCCAGGCGCTGACGATACCGGCATGGGAGAAGGTGCGGCCGAACCGCCAGATCGCGATATCACCGGGACCTGGTTCGTCGACGGGATGCGCGCGATCAAGGATGAAGCCCAGATAGCGCTCCTCACTGCGATGCAGATGCCAGTCCCGCGGATAAGGTCGCGGATCGAACGCGGGCAGCAGCCCGAGATCGACATAGACGCGAACAAGCAGCATCGCACAATCGACACCGAGTCGCTGCACGTCCGCACCATGGTGATAAGGGGTGCCGATCCACTTGCGCGCCTCGGCCACCACGCCGGCACGGGATTCGGCCTCATTCATGGCAAATCCCCTCTCTGCCCTTCAGGGCGGAGAGGGTTAGGGAGAGGGGGGCTGTGCCGACGCGCGATCTGCGCCGCTCCGCAAACGTCGAATCCCCCCCTCACCCCGACCCTGTCCGCCCCAAAGGGGCAGAGAGGGCTCCAGGAGGCAGAAGTCAGAGGTCGGCACCAGGATGCAGAAGTCAGAGGTCGGGAGTCAGGAATAGGATCGCTCATAACACCTCCCTGACCACTGACCTCTGACTTCCGCAGCCTGATACTGACTTCCGCACCCCGCTCACGCTGCCTGCTCCGGCTGCGGCACGTCCGGATAGCCGCGGAAATTCAACTGATTCCCGAATGACTGACAGCGCGCATAGGTCTTGTCGCAGCCCTGGCACGCCGTGAAAATGTCGCCTGCGGCCGGCACGTAATCCAGCGGATAGGCGAGCGTCAGACTCCCGGTCGCGGATTGCTTGATGGTGGTTTTGATGCCGGTATTCCGGCCGCTGCCAAAGCTGATCGTGCCCTGGCCATAGATGCCGGCGACGGCACCACTCCACGGGATCGTGACGTTGGTCGCGCCCGCCCCAACCGTGCCGTTGGTTTCGAAGCTGGCTTTGTTCAGCGTGCAATAGGGATCGCAGAATGTATGGATGCAGCCCGATTGCCAGAGATTGCGCGGCAGATCGATATCGAGCAGCGACAGCGGCGATTTGATCTCCATCTCGGCTTCGATCCGGCCGATCGGATCGATCTTGCCGACGCGGCCTTGATTCATGTTGACGCGCCCATCGGACAGCGCGCCATTGGTCGCGACATCGCCCCAGCCGACCGGCTCGCCGCCCCATCGTTCGAGCACGATCCGCTCCCAGGTGAGCGTCGCGCCATCGAAGATGCCGGTTTGCAGCGCGATCGCGAACGGCACCTGACCGCCGCTCGCCACGGTCACGACACTGGCGCGCGCGGAGGTCGCCGGCCAGTAACCGAGCTTCAGTGTCTGCTGATCAACATCGAGCCCGACCGCGCTCTTATATTTGAGCCCCTGGATCAGCACATCGCCGCCAACCCAGGTGATCGGCGCGGTGCCAAATTGCAGGATCGTGATGCTCGCCGGCGCATCGGTATAGCGCAGCACCGCCCCGTCATGGAGCGTGAAGGTGAACAGGTTCGGCATCAGGAATTGGGTGTTCTCCTGAAGGAACGAGATCAGCGCGCTGGTGGCGTTTTTCATGGCGCCACCAGGGGGACAGAAGTCAGAAGTCGGAAGTCAGGGATAAGATCGGTCATAGCCCTTTCCTGACTTCTGACCTCCGACTTCCGCTCCCTGGAGCCCTGACTTCTGACCTCTGACTTCCGCAGCCTGCTCATGGCAGCACCTGCATGAGCTTCAGTTCCTTTAGCTCGAACAGCATCGACATGAACTCTTCGAGTTCCATGTTGTCGGTCGAAAACCTGACCTGGAAATAGAAGCTGAAGTCGGCGGTGATGTTGGTCCCCGCAGCCGGCGCCGTGGCGAACACGAGCTGGTTCGGCGAGACCACGCTATAGAGCGAGGCCGACTGCACAACCCCGTTGAAATAGACTGCCGTGAGCCCGGTCGGGAACACATAGCCGACCGGCTCGGCAAAGCCGCCCCAGTTGCGGGTCAGCGTGAAGGCGAGCGTGGTGCCGTCGCCGGTGCCGACCGATCCGCCCGTCACCTGATAGTCGGGCGTGCAGTTATCCTGCCACAGGAACTGCCCATAGGTGCCGAGTTGGCTTAAGAGAAACCCCTCGATCGTCTGGAGTTCGGCATAGGCCGGCGCGCTCCGGAGCACTTCGTAGGTGAGGGTGAATTCCCGCACCGGATATTGCTGCTGCGCCTGACGGATCTCGCGCCCGGTCTGATGGGTCGAGATGCGCCCGGCGATGGTCGGCTTGCGAATGACCGACCAGCCGCGCGTGAGCTGAGGAAAGATCGCGGTATTGACCAAGACAGGCTCCGGAGGCACGAGAGACAAAACTTCGATGGCAAAAAGCGGCGCCCGCACATGCGGCACCCCGCCAATCAGCGATTCCGCGCCAAACAGCGGCGCCCGCACATTGGGCAAGCCCGTGATGAGCGATTCGCCGGCGACGAGCGGTGCGCGAACATTCGGCGCCCCACCGGTCGCCGCTTCGACAGAGACGAGAGGTGACCTAAGCGGCATTGCGTCCTCCCTGACTTCTGACCTCTGACGTCCGCAGCCTGGAGCCCTGACTTCTGACCTCTGACTTCCGCAACCTGATCAAGCTGCCACCTTCGGCCCGATCTGGAGCGAATTGACCGCGCTCGGCGTCCAGCTCGCGCCGGTATTGGGATCGACGATGAACGGCCCATCGGTCTGGAACGCGTAAGCCTGATTGCACGGCACAATCGCCGTCGTGGCAAAGGTGCTGCCCGACTTCAGCAGGGTTTGCGCCGAGCGTTGGGTCGCATCATCCTGGCGATAGGCGCCGCGGATCTGGACGCCATAGATCGTGACCGCGCCGATCGACGCCGAGACGGTGTAGAGATCCTCGTTGCCGACCGTGGCACTGTAGACATAGAGCGTGTCATCAACATTCTGGTTGATCGCGCATTGCCAGTTGGCGAGCGAGGTCGAGGATTTGAGGAACTGGGTCAAGGAGCCCGCCGCTGCCGGCAGCACGGCCTGCACCCGGACATTGCCGAGATAGCTGTTGTAGGGTGCCGCTCCGGTCGGATCGCACATATAGAAATCATCGATCCGCGGGTTGGCATAGTCGCCGGCCGCCCAGCGGATGCCGTTGAAAGTGGAACTGGTTGAGGTCGGGTGCTGGGTATTGACGTTCGGCAGGGTCAGCACGACCGCGCCATTGATGCGGACTTGCAGCGAGCCTGACGTGCCACCTGCAATCACCGGCTTGATTTCGCAATAGCACCATGTGCCCGGCAGCCACGCATTGATCGAACTCGATCCCAACAGCGTACCATTGCCGTTATAGGCGCTGATCTGGCCATAATCGTTGAAGGTCAGATAGCACTGGTAGTTGCTGTTATTGTTGGTATCGACAAACCCCACGGTCAATGTATTGACCGCGGCATTGACCGCGAACCCGACAAACGCCTGGGCAAAGCCCGCAGCAAACACCCGCGTCGGCGAGCCCGGATAGGCCGGTGCGATCGACAGGCAATTCCCACCGAACCGGCCGCCGCCCGCAATGATCGCGGCCCCGCCGGTGTCATAGTACCCGAGCGAGTTCAGAAAATTGCTGTTGGTCGTGTAATCGAAGCCGTCGAAACAGATTAGAGCCATGTCAGGTCACTCCGTTTACAGAAGTCAGGGGTCAGAAGTCAGGGGCACAGGATGCAGAAGTCGGAAGTCAGGACCGTCATGACCTCTTCCCTGACCTCTGACATCTGACTTCCGACCACCGGAACCCTGACCTCTGACATCTGACTTCCGACCACCGGAACCCTGACTTCTGACATCTGACTTCTGATCACCGTAATGCCCGCCTGATTGCCTGCGCTCCCCTGCGCCCGCCGCGCATCGCCGCCTCATAGAGCGACTCTGCGTCCGATTGCCGGCCGCCCGCAGCGTGATGGATTGTCTGGTTGAGATGGATATCGCCGCCGACGCTGCTGCTGGTCGAGATTGCGTTCTGGACCATCTGCGCGGCGGTCAGGCTGCCCGATGCGCTCGAACGTCCACCAGAGGGCAATCCGACATATCGGAGGCTGCCCATGCGCCTGAGATTATCGTTCGAGATGATCGTCCCGGCGCCGCGCGGCACGAACAGCTCCGGACCGCGCTCGCCGACCAGCGACGGCACGCCGACCGGAGGGTCGCCGCCATCAGCGAAGCCGAGGAAGCTGCCGATCGCCGCGGCATCGGTTGCGACCGTGTTGGCGATCGTGGCCACCGTGTTCTCCAGCCAGGTCGCGGCGCTCGTCAGCAGCCCGGCCGAGTTCGTCGTCGTGGCGGCCGAGTTCACTGTTGTCGCGGCCGAGTTGACGCTTTGGCTGGCCGAATTGACGGTGGTCGCACCGGTATTGAGCGTTGTTGCACCGGCAGCCGTTGTCGTTACTGCGCTGTGACTGGTAACGGCGGCGCTAAGCGCAGAATTCGTACTTGTCTGCGTCGTCATGGCCGCCGTGTTCGCCAGCGTGGCATTGGTCGCCGCAATCGTGGCAGTCCCGGCAACGCTCGTACCCCCTGGCGTCGAAAAATTGTCGGTTCCGGGCGCGAGAGTCGGTCTGCCTCCGCCACTGAACATCGCAGTCAGATCGCCCAGCAGCCCTTGCGGGGCAAAGCTCGCACCCGTTAGCGCCCATTTTGCGAGCGCCTTGACGCCGTCCGTCGCGATCTCATCCGCGGTACTGGAAAAGAGGCTCGTGAGGTTTTTCGAGATACTAAAGCCTTTTTCGCCGATCCCCTGAAAGATCCGCCCGAAATCATCGCCGATGCGGTTGGAAAAATCGTCCCAAACCTTCTCTTGATTTTGGATTTGTTGAAGATTGATCTTCTGGATCTCGATACTGCTGGATTCATTGAGCTTGGTCAGCTCGATGTAGTATTTTACTGCTTCTGCACGGCTGAGATCGTTGCGACTAAGTTCCGACTGAAGCCAGGCCCTATCATCCGCTATTTTCTCGGCGACCAGCGACCGTTCCTGTTGGAGTTTCTGGTTCGTCGTGATCTGGCCAAGCGCCACTTCCTGATCGAGTTCGAGCAGTTTCGACTGATAGACCTGCTGATTGAGCGATTGCTGCGCGCTGGCCCATTCCTGATCGGCACGGCGCTGATCGGCGGCGGCTTTCGCGGCCTGGGCGGTGATCGCGTTATAGGCAGCGGCGCTTGAGCCCTGTCCCGTCCTGGCGCTTGCCGCGAGTTGTACGCCGAGCGCTTGAAAGCCCTGCTGAACCGCAATGAGCTTGGCTTGCAGATCCGAGATATCCGCCGAAATGGCGATCGATAGAGCGTTTGATGCCATAGGGAGGCCTTTCGCTAGAGAAGTCCGCCTGTGCCATTCCTCCCCTGCGCAGCGGGGGAGGGGGACCATGCGCAGCATGGTGGAGGGGGCGCAGCACCGAGCATGCCCCCTCCACCCCGCTTCGCGCGGTCCCCCTCCCCCGCTGCGCAAGGGAGGATAACGGCGGATTCAGCCGGATGGCCCCAGCTTCTGGCCGCCGGTCGCATTGGCCCAGCGCAGGAAATCATCGGGGGCCATCGCGCCCTCCCGCCATTGTTCTTCGATAGTCTTGGGCGGCTCGTAGCCGATATAGCTTGCGAAGAGTTCGTGGAGCGGCGGGTGCAATCGCCACTCGGCGTAGTAGGCAAGCAGGCGGGGAACGGTCAGATTGTCCTCGATCTCATCCCAGGGACGATGCAGAATCGTCGAGATGCGGGCGACAACACTGTCCCAATCGGGCAGTGCCCCGCCTAGACTTCCCCCGCCGGTGATGTGTCCTTGGCCAAACTATACAGGCCGGTTTGCGCCGCCAGCACCTCGATCGACCGGAACATCTCCAGCATCGTGATCGGCATCTCGTCGAACGCGGCGCGGGTCAAGTCCGGGTGAGCCCGCGTCAGTCCGGCATAGAGCGCATCGGCCAGGATATCGACCTCCTCCGGCGAGATCCGGGTGAGATCGAGAGCCAGCAGCGTGCGCAATGCCGGGACCACGATGCGGTTCTGCCGCACCGCCAGCAGCGGGATCGGCCAAACCTGACCGGCGAGCGTGACGCCTGGCGCCGCCATCACGAGGCACTCGGATAGCTGGCCTCATAGACATTCCCCGCCGCATTGGCAAAGATCGCGAAATCCAGCTCGGGCATCATGAAATCGGTCAGTTTGAACGACTGGCTGAGCTTGGTCGCGACGCATTGATAGAGCCTGAGATAATAGGGATTGCCGTTGAGGCTGGTCGAATAATCGAGCTGGAAGGTCGGTGCGGTACCGATCAGCTGATTGGTCACGATCTTGGTCTGGCCGCCCATCGTCGCGAGATAGGCGTAGGTGATCTTGACCGCGACGCCTTCATCGGCCGCCGAGAATGTATAGATCCCGGCCGACACCATATATTGCCCGACCGTGGGCGTGGCGACGACCTTGATCAGCGGCAATCCGGTCGCCGCATAGACCACGCCGAGATCCGTATCGAAATGCGTCGAATTGGTCACGGTCACGGTATAAGGCGAGACTGTCGGTACGCTTGCCGCCTCGCCCGACGCCATCAGCAATTGGCCGACCGAGAAGCTCATGCCATGGAACGCGGCATTGATCGCGAGCCCGGACACGACCGCCGCCTTGGCCTTGCCGGTCGCCTTGATGGTGCCGCGCGCGGTCACCAGCGGATATTGCAGCTGACCGTAGAGATCCTTGGTTTCAGCGGTCTCATCGAGCGAAAACTCATTGGCAAAGCCGATATTCACCGGCGTCGTATTCGCAATATCGGTGCGCGTCAGGTACAGCGAACCAGGGCCAAAAACGGCGAATCCAGTCATCATTCAACCTTTCCTATGGAAATTGTAGTTTGAGCGGGACGATCACGAGACCTTGATTGTCGAGATCGCCCGGATCCCGGAACGCCTCGCCATCGATCCAAACGCGCTGCACCAGGCCACCCAGCGTCAGATTGCCGGTCCCCGGATCATCGCCGGCCAGCACCTGATCAAGCCCATCGAGGAAGCCGTTGATGATCGCATCCCCGACTTGCCCGCCATCCGCCCTGAAGTAAAAGATGAGGGCGACCTCCTGGGTCAGCTTGCGCAAGCCCGCGCGTTCACCGCCGGTGTAGGTTTCGCGCCGGACAATCTGAAACAGCGCCGGCTGCTGCTCCGGCGGCAGATCCGCGGCGAGCCGCACCCGGCGCCCAAACGTGACCGGCGGGGGAATGCAGGAGATCGTCTGAAGTCGGGCGAACAGCGCCGCGAGCGCGGCCTCGCGGGTGGTCATGCCAGCACCTCATCGATCGCATCCTCGCCCAGCCCCTGCTGAAGCGTGACCGCTAATTCCTCAAGTGAGGATCGGAGATAGGATCGCGCCGGCAACGTGGCGCCGGGGAAATGGACGATCTCGGCAAACACGCGCTTGCCGTTCACCAGGAAGGACAGCGCCTTGGCCTTGTCGGGCAAAATGTCGTGCGGCTGGATGGTGCCGCCATATTCCTGGATCGCGGCATAGGGCAAATCGCCATTGGAGCCGGCGGTGATCTGGACACCGCTCGCGCTGTCGGCAACATCGACCACAATACTCGCGGCAAGCCGGCCACTGCGCTGTTTCAGCACCTCGCCGTCGAGCTTGGCCTGGATCCGCTGAAGCAGCACTTGCGACAGCGTGTCGGCGCGTTGCTTCAGCGCGCCCAGCAACCGGTCCGGCAGTTCAGCGAGATTGTCGGCGACCGCGTCAATGCCGGCCGCATCGACCGAGAGACTCATAGCGGCAGCACCTTGCGATAGGGCTGCAGCTGCGCCTGAAGATAGGCGGGGATCGCCGAGAGATCGTAGGACAGCGTCTCCTGCCCGCCCAGCGACTTGCTGCGCTGACCGATATGATCGCGATACCGAAACCGCTCGGCGACCCAGTTGATGCAGGCATCTTCAAGCGTCGCCGGAATATAGGAATAGCTGAGCGACACCGACGCGCCCGCATCCGCCGCCGAGAATTGATAGACACCGGGCGAGCCCGCGACCAGCGCATACTGACCGGCACCGGGCGTGCCCGAGACCAGTGTCAGCGCGGCGCCATCCTGATAGGTGACCCCGCTATCCGCGCACCAGGAGCCCAGGATCTGCGCCGTGGTAATCTGGAAACTCCCCGATACGGGTACGGTCGCCGCCTCGGCCGAGACGAGATAGCCGGCCTGATAGGTGATGGCGACATTCTGCCGCCCGCGCGGAAATCTGCGATCGACCAGCTCGACCGCCTGCGGACCGCCGGGCGGGTAGAAATTCCAGGCCTGCACGCGATAGAAGGACGGCGGCACGATCAGCCCGTCGATGGTGACGTCAGTCACCGAGGTCACCGGCCATTGGTCGAGAAACTCGCAATGCCCGCCCGTGCCATCGACAATATCGGTGTAGCTCTGTGAGATCACAGAAGTACGCTGCAAGTAATCGAGGATCGAGCGGCTGCATTGCGAGATCAGCCGGACCAGGACGGCATCAGACGTCCCTGCCGGAATATTGAGCCAGGGCAGCACATTGGCCAGACTCGTGAGATCGCCGACGCTCATGGCGCCGACGCCTTGCGGCGATGGGGCATGGGGGATTCCTTTGGGGGATGGGAACGGCAGGCCGCAGCGGCGGAACCGGTTAAGTCCAGGTTACGGGCGGGCTCATTGCATCAATCGGCGTCGGCATGCCGAATAGTATTTCGGATAGATGCCGCGACTCCGCCGATACTAAAATCGGACGGAAAGGCCGCGGCAGCTTATGCTAATTATACGAGAAACTTGTAGAGAGTTCCTTAGTAATAATATTGAACTCCAACTCACAATCATTTCAGCTTGGCTGACCATTCTTGATAAAGAAATCTCTTAGCTCATAAAGAGCTCCCATTAAGTCAAATCGTGATTGCTTATTGCCGAGCCCAGACTCTTCCTTGCCATCGGCATTTATCGCCAACGACTCCATCCTGGAAGCTTGCGGGTCACCAACATCTCCTATATGTACTTTGTATTTAACAGTCACCGAATCGTCCAATGATACATTATACAATATCTGCGCAATCTCTCGGTATATTTCCTGATCTCGACTCGGCATGTTTGCGCCCCTGCTTTCGTTGGATCAGGTATAGTCCAGCGAATTCAACCCCCGCGGTGGTCGGTCAACAATTTTCACAAGCGCCGGGACAAACTCGGCTCAGGCCTTCCCTCGATTCGGGATATCAAAGTATCTTAAATCGAACCTTTGACCCATCGGGCAGATGATGAATCTGATGGGCCAAATTTCCGAGGTCTTTCATAACCCTAACCGAATCCACCGCCGCAAAATTGGCCAACTCATACTTGCCGCCAACGACAAAGGGCGTCTTCGGCATCAGCCTCTCGCGGGGCGGCAAGCGGCCATACTTTACTTGCCATTGGTGCGCTAACCCGAATTATGCAGCTGGGCTGGCGGATGTAGCTTAACTCATTGAATTGGTGTAAGATTTGGTTGCTGAGACCATCTTGCGCCGCTTCAGGAGGCCACACCCGCCATGATTGAGACTACGCCG